GATAAGCCCCAATAATATATCCAAAAGTATTACTGTTAGTATCAAAATCAACGCTGACATGATCTGTTTTGGCATTACCAGTTCCGACTATTGAAGCTATGGCCGAAGCTTGCTCGATACCAGCATCTATATTAGACTGAAGAGCAAGTATGTTAAAAGCTTGTTCATCCATAACTAAAAGTCCTTCGGAATCTCTTACTGAAACTTTTAAATAAAGGCTGCTTGTAAGACCGAATGAGCTTGTAGTAAATTTAAAAGATGGGCAAACTCCGAAGGGAATTAATGAAGATGCGTCTTGAGCATCATCGCTTATCGCCCTAACGAATCGTATTTGATTTGTAGTTTCTAGAATTTCTAATGCCCCCTCAAGACCTTGACCCTGTAAATACTCGTTTGGTTCTCCAAAAGTATTAACAAGATTTTCTTGGCTAGTTATAAGAGTTGGAGTATTTGGTTCACCCTTTGTAGCAAATCCAACAATACCAACTATTGATGACTCAATATTTGGTGGATAAGACGAATTATCTTTCTCTAAAAAAATTACAGCAGGACTAGAAGGAATAGCACCCATTTAAGATACCCTTTAATTAGAAATACTAAGTATTCTTCTTCTATGAAGATTTTTAACTTGTTGGCTTATTTGAGATTCTAATACTCTAATAGCCTGTTTTGGCTCAAGCCAAACGTGATCCACCCCACCAAGATTCTCCAGTATAATAAAAAGACCTTGGACAGAGTAATTTTTAATTATTTTTGTTGGCTGACCGGGGGTAGATTTTGTTGGCTGACCGGGGGTAGAGGGAGGCGTAGGTTGTTTTTTAGTCATTGTGAAAAACTCTAATAGTATTTACCCTTCCTGACAATCATTTTAAATTAAATTTTTAATTTAATTGTATTAAGATCCTAAACTTCCGTCAATAATAACATTAATTTTATCTAAATCTAAAGAAGTTTCGGTATTTTCTTCTGTAGCTGATACTAATGGGAGTACGCACTTTTCGCAAAAACATGACATATCGTGAGTTGGAACAGAGTCTTTTAATTCAGATATCTGATAATTAAGATTTTCTATTCTTCCAGTTGAGGTGTAAAGAAACTTTGGACTTGGAATATATGTCTCTACTGATATTTGAATAGACTTTTTAAGAATTCTATCCTCCCGATCAGGGGCTTCCCCCTGTTCTATCTCTGACTCAGATACAATAAAAGACTTAGTTACGTTATTAGATTTAATATCAACTTCAAGATCTGGATTAAATAATAAAAATATGTGTTCTCTTATTTGATCCATATCTTCTTTATACTTAGTCCATATGTTAATTGTGTATGTTATATCAACTGGCATAGGGGCTAAACTTAAAGTTCTAATAGCTTTTTGCTGACGCTTGTGCCAACACTTTTCATGAACTAGCATTGTTCCGTAACGTCTTCTAGAAATGTTATCTGATGATGAATCTTCGCTGATTGTTATTGCTGGAATAGTAATATTATCACCAACAGTAGATCTAGCCACAGCCCTCTCTTGGTTAGCGTGAAAACATTTAACATTAATAGAATTATTATTTTTATCTACATAATGTATTCCACTAAATGTTGATATTAAAAATCTAAGAATATCTTTAAAAACTTTTTGTGAAAACATCCCCCTCGATGCGTTTGTTTTTTCCACAATCTCTTTCAATACTTGATTGTTAAGTGGGATATTAGTCATTTTCTCTTACCTTTAATGATTTTTGTGATAGATTAGATCAGATTTTGGCGGTTGCTGTAAATGAACATCATCAGAATCCCTAAGAAGTTTTGCACTACAAATTAAATGATATACCCCATAAGTTTCAAAGCTATCTTCTTGAACTTCATATACTTCGTACTTTAAGTTTTGAAACTCAGGCTTTATTATATCTCCTGCGATAAGCGTCCTACCTAATCTTCTCTCAGCATAAGTTTTGTTAAATGTGAATACCTGATCATTTGTTAATTCTATTCCAAATTGAGTTAAATTCTCTTCAATAGGCTTTGGATCATAATGACCGTACACTCTTGTCGGAGCTACAGAAAACGATTTGTTTCGTTCTTCTCCATACACATCATCTATCTCTTTTGTTTGATAGTATTTAAAAACAAGAAGAGGGGATCCGGCAAGCTTTATTTGCTCCTCGTCAACAAGATTAAACAAGTTTTGATCGTTTAATTTGTTGAATAGTTTGAAAGGGCTTTCATACTCGTCAGAGTTCGGAAGACTTACATTTGATTTATATTTTCCAAAGTTACTCATACTACCCTACGATAAACATTGGACCTTCTTGAATCTCACTAATCAACTCTTCCATAAGTTGCTTTTTTTCTTCAGCAGACTCTTGAACAAGTACGCCACCATCAAGTTGTGCTCCTCCACCTGGGCCAGGAAGTATTTTGTACTTGCCCCTGATCCGCCCTAATATTCCCTTACCAGCAGCCGTAGCGTAACGCTGAATCCAATTGCGATAGGCATGGTGAATTGTATTAGAATCCAAAGCTCTATACTCTATAATTACCGGGTCTGGTGTTTGCCTCGGTACTGGGTATAACTGTAAGTATTTTCCATTTAGAATGCTCCAGCTACCTTCATTAGATAGTACTCTTCTTGTCATCTCAAGATATTGTTGTGTTAAGAAGAAGTCTCCAATTCCCCCTCCTTGAAAGAATCTATTTGAATTAAAAAACGAAAGAGTTAAATCAAATGCTAATGATCCTGGTGTGTAGTTTAGTCCAAAAATATCTTTTTTGTATATAACATCGTTTATATTATTAGCTAGGAACTGAGGCAATTCATATACATTTTCTCCTGAGCTAGCATCAAAAACAGCATACTGGCAAGCCCATTGTGGTGAGTAATAATCCAGTTTAGATACAGCCTCATCAATACAAGTCTTAACTTGAAATGGAGTTAATTCAACGGCAACAATCGGGTGTCCAAGCTGCGCCAGGACATAATCATTAACTGACTGCTCAAATAAATTAAATTGAACTCCATCAGCCTCTAAATTTTTATTTAATTTATCTTGATTTATATCATTAGATAAAGTATAGTCTGTGAGTCTCTGCCCACCATAACGACCGTAGCTAGACCCATAGCTTGTTATTGTTGGAGTAGATACCATATACTTATATTTAGGTACTCTATAAAAGAAAAAAGCGGGCTTTTTAGGCCCGCTTTTTAAGTCACCAAGGACCTAAGATCACTTGGTTCCGACGTTTACACCAGTGTTAGCGAAGAAGCTGTTACCAGTGAGGTATCCAGAGGTAGCTCCGATAAGCCTGATTACTCGGTAGAATCTGCTAGCGGGCTGAACAGCAGCCTTAGCATATCTCGTCATGATACCCTTTCTTGGCTGGAATGTGCCAGGATCAGTTACCATTGGGAGTGGCATGAGTGGGATGTATGGGCAGTAAACGAATCCGCTGTCCATTGGGCTTCCACCGTTATATCCGATTATGATCTCGTCCTCTGGGAAGAGAGGATCAACGATCAACTCGTATTTACCGGCAAACTTGCCCTTATACTCAATCTTAGTTCCCATGTTGCTCGGTCCATCTTTCTCTGAGATGCCGCCCTCAAGTTTCGCGGCTGACTCTAGGAGTGAAGCCATAAGTGGCGAGGTGATTAGAACCGTACCTGGGCCACGCTGAGTGGTCTTATAGATATCCTGGCTGGCAAAGTTAAGGACAGCTAGGAGGTTGGCGAATCTGTGTCCAACGTGCTGTGGAGCATAGCTAGTACCGAGGAACTGAGCAAGGTCAGCTACAATGACGTTGCTGGCCTTTGTTCCAACGCTAGTCGCCTGGAGTGTGTTGCCCCAGGTGAAGTTTCCATGGTCCGACTGGGTTGTGGTTCCCAGGGTTCCAGCGTTCAACTGACCGTACTGTTGAGTAAAGTTGTTTGAGTTCGCCATCGGATCCAGTGATCTAGATCTCCATCCCGCAATTGATCCGGCAGCGTCACCACCTAAACCGTAAGCAATCATACGAATATCTTCGATTAGCTCGCGGTCGATCTCAAGTGAAAGCTCTTTGCTAAGTAGCTCAGTAAGCTCACGCTCTAGATCGAGGTTGTGGTATGCCTTGAGATCTTGGGAAGCCTCAATCGTCCAGAGAGCGCGCATCTTGCGAGTATTCGCAACAACTGGCTGCTGCTCAATGTGAAATTGAACTTCTGGGATTCCTGTTCCATCAAGACGTTCACCGGCTGAAACAACCCAGCCCATCGTTGTGGTTGAGGCAGGCCATGAAGCAATTTGACCACCGTAAGTTGACGATGGCGATCCGTGGGTCGCGGCGAGCACGTTTGAAAGGTCAAACGTACTCGTGCCAGAAACCATTGACTGCTCCAGTCTGTTATATCCCCAAGTTC